CTTTGACAACTCTACTTCTACCTTAGCTTTAACTGAGAAGGTATTAACGGTTACTGACCTTATGGTTAATATCCAACTTTGCAAAGCAGAATTTACAAAAGATTGGGAAGCTTCTCAAACAGGACGTGGATTCATCAACGATGTAGTTCCTGCTAACTTCTCTGACTTTTTGATTTCTCACTTAGCTGCTAAGGTTGCTCAAGAGATTGAGTGCAATATTTGGAAAGGTAACTGGCCATCTTCAGGATTCACAGGATTCAACGGATTACAATACTTAATTGATGCCGGTAAAGGTGGTACACCGGATGTTGACTTTACAACTTCTTTGGATGCTACTAACGTAATTGATAAATTGCAATTATGTACAGATGCATTGCCTGCTACATTGGTAGGTTCACCTGATTTGAAGATCTACGTTAACCGTAAGACTGCACAGTTATACCGTCAAGCTTTGGCTACTGCAGGTTACTTGATGACTTACCAAGGTACTGCTACATTCCCATTGACATTTAATGGTTATGATGTGTATGTTTGCCCGGGTATCTCTGACTCAGTAGTTATCTTAGCTACACGTGAGAACTTAGTGTTCGGAACTGATTTGAATTCAGATTTCAACGAGGTGAAAGTTGTAGATATGAGCTTCACTGATGCATCTGATAACGTGAGAATGGCTATGCGCTTCCGCGCTGGTGTTCAGTACGCAGTACTTGGTGATATCGTTATCGGATTCGATAACTAAATAATACTCCTTTGTTAAAAGAGTGGGTAAGCTAATAGCTGCCCATTCTTTGCGAAGAATATTTAACTAAATAAAAAAAAATAATTATGAGCTGTCTAACTACCGCTGGCATATTGATTGCATGTAAGGAAGCAATCGGAGGGATAAAAGCCTTATACTTAGGAGATTACGCTACATTCGCTAACACTGCTACTATTGATGGAACAAGTAACTTAGTTACTGCTCTACCAACAGGAGATGTTTACGAATTTGAGCTACCTAAGCACACAGGATCATTCACAGAAGAAGCTGCTATCAGCATTGAGAATGGCACTGTATATTACACTCAAACTGTTGTAGCTATGTTTCATGGCATGACTGCAGCAAGAGCTCTACAATTGCAAAATATATCTAAAGGTCGTAACATATTATTCGTACAGGATAATAACAACAACATTTGGATGTGTGGTTACAAAGATGGTGTAGAGGTTACAGCATTTACTACAGCAAGTGGCACAGCCAAGGGAGATATGAGTGGTTACACTATCACCTTTACAGGCGAAGAGAAAGATAAAGCATATTTGCTTGATGCAGATGGCAATGAAAACGCTTGGAATAACTTTGCATTAGTTACTGTCGAGCCAGCTACATTGTAAGTAAAATTGTGCTATATTTAAAGCATGATTTACCTACTAAAAAATACAGCAGCACAGCTCCTCTACCTTAGTCTAAAGGAAGGGGAGCTTTTGCTTGCTAATACCTATACGCATTACTTGTTAGAACTAACTAACGAGCAGACACTTGAGAAGCTTTACGCTATCCCTATTCAGATAGCACAGAATGATAGGTATACTACCATTCAAATCGGCACCAATGCCAACACACCAACAGCTGCAAGCCTACTAATTAACTATCCAGCACGATTCAGCTACATAGTTTATGGGCAGAACAGCTCCACTAACTTAGATCCTACAGATGCTGTTGTAGAAGGGGTAATACAGATTGGTTATTTAATAGTAGAAGATTTAACTACTCCTCGATTTACAGAGCCTAACCTAACCATAGATTCAGACATTGCATACAATGGATAAAATAAAACACGCAGCACCAATGTTAGTTAATCTTGGCGCAGCAATGCCTCAGGAAGCTAACGAGAAAGAAACACCAAAGGGATGGGTAACATTAGGCGAGGCAAATTCCTTCCCTAATTATTTAATAGATTTATATTACAGCTCTCCGGTGCATTCTGCATTAACTATGAGCATAGCGTTTATGATAGCAGGCAAAGACATTAAAAGTAATAATCCTGCAGCACAGCGTGAGATAGATAGACTTAAACTAAATAGCATTAGACGGCCTGTAGCATTAGATGCTAAGATGCAGGGAGGATACTACTTAGAAATTATTTGGAGCGTAGATAGAAATAGCATAGCTAAAATTAATGAGCTGCCTTATGAGAATTGCCGTTTGGCTGTTGCTAATGATGAAGATGTTATACCTGGCATTTATTATTCTAAAGATTGGAATGATATGCGCAAAAAGAAGAACATCCCTGTATTTATCCCCATGTATAATCCTACTTCAAAAGCAGATGAGCCTTCTCAAGTGCTATTTATTGGAGTAATGACACCCGGCAGCGCATACTATCCAAAGCCTGATTACTACAGTGCTATCAATTACATAGAAATTACAAGAGAGATAAGCGAATTTTATAGAGCTTTCTTAAGTAATGGTATGGCACCTTCTTACATGCTGCACTTTAATAACGGTATCCCTGATCCTGAGGAGCAGTTAGCTATCCGTAGAAATTGGGAGACTATGGTAGGTGCAAGAAAAGCAGGTAAGGTAGTATTTACGTTTAATGAATCTGCAGATAGAGCACCCCGTTTAGACCTTGTGCCTATGACTGATGCTGATAAGCAGTGGCAAGAGTTAAGCACTCAGTCAAGAGAGAATATCTTAGCAGCTCACCGCGTTACATCTCCTCTCTTATTTGGTATTAGAGACTCAGGAGGATTAGGCAGTAACGCTGATGAGATGAAACAAGCTTACCGTATCTTTAATAAGAATATAATTGAGCCATATCAAAAAATCATTACAGATAGCTTTGAAGAGATATTTAAGGGTATGGGGATTGTGGCTGATATTTATATTGAGTCTAATGATATTTTTGGTGAGGAAATCACTGCTCCAACTGTTGCACAATCTGCAACAACTCAACTTTCTGAGGAAAAAAAAAAGATTAATTTAGAGCCACAAGAGAAGCCACCAATTTTTACAGATGAAGATGAGACGTGGTGGTGTGAATTCTTAGAAGATAAGGGAGAGATAGTAGATGAGGAGGAGTGGGAATTAATCGAAGCTGAGCCTGTTAATCTTGCGTCAGTTAGAAGCTACTCTGATCCTGATAAGCCATCTGAAATGGATAGCGGCTTATACAAAATACGCTACGCATACACAAAAAATACAAGCGCTCAGAGTAGAAAGTTCTGTAGACAAATGGCTAACGCTGCACGTAATGGATATGTATACCGTTATGAAGATTTACAAGCTATGGAGCCCGATACTAATGAGCTAAATGAAGGTTTAGCACAAAGAGGTAGCACTACCTATTCGGTTTGGTTATACAAGGGTGGAGTAAATTGCAAGCATAATTTTGAGCGCAGAGTTTATTTCCGTAAAAGAGAGAAGGGAAGATTCGTTGCTGATAATGGCTTAGAGTCATCAGATCCAATCTCAGTGGCTAAAGCAATACGCGCAGGCATGCCTTTAAAAGATATAGCTAAAGACTTTGCTACAGCTAATACTCGCCCATTTGATATGCCTGATAATGGCAGAGTTAATCCAATCTAATTAAACATTAATACCATGGCAATAGCACCCGAAATACTTTTCATTAACGAAGAATTTTTAAAGAAATACACTCAGCTGAATGAAGCTGTAGATACTAACTTAATTAGACCTGCTATTTACTTAGCACAGGATAAGTATATTACTCTTTGGCTTGGCACTAACCTTACCAACAAGATTAAGAATGAGATAAGCGCAGGCACTTTAGCTGGCGTTTATGAGACTTTGCTAAATGAGTATATCGTAAAGCCTACTGCATGGTGGACTATGGTAGAACTTTACCCTATGCTCATGTATAAGCATGATAACGGTAACTTAGTTACTCGCCAATCTGAGAATACTACAGCTATCTCTTCAAGTGAGTTAGCAAGTCTTAGAGATATGGCGCGTGAAAATGCTAACTACTATACTCAGCGTTTAGTAGATTATCTTTGCGCTAATAACTCAGACTATCCCGAATACAGCAATAACACAAGCCCTAATATTACACCCATTCGAGTAGTAAACAGGCAGAGCCAAGTAGCTTTTAGTAGAAGTGCTAATGATGCTGCTAATCCATGGAATAGATTTAGCATTCGTAACTTTACAAACTAAGAATGAAGATAACAAAGGAAGAGCAGACACGTAAAGACTATGAGCGTAAGCTAAAAGTCTATTTAACTAAACGCGATAAAGAATTAAGAAAGAATGAAAGCACCAACAATAGAAGAGCTTAAAGCTCAATTCACAGAGCTTGGCTATAAGTGGCCTACTATTCACGTAGTAGGAATCCGTAGTAAAGCTAACGAGCCTAACAAATTTGACGATCTAATAGGATTGGTGCAAGGCAACGAGGTGCAATGGTATACTGGGACAACTAACCCAGGTACTTTTTGGCTAAACAATCCTATCAATTCTTTAGGCACAGCAGTACTTAAGGCAGGGCAATACGTAGATACTTATGTATTAGGTCTGCATAAGGGCAAATACACAGCATTAGTGCAGTCTAAAAAAGTAACTGTATTCAGAGATGCTGATAAAGATAGCGTAGCTGAGGAACAAGGTAAAGAAGATACAGGCCTATTTGGTATTAACATCCATCGCGCTAATGAATTAGCTGAATCTAAGAACATTGATAAGTGGAGTGCAGGATGCCAAGTGCTGAATAGTCCTAAAGATTTCAAAGAGCTTATTCAAGCTTGTATTAAATCAGGTAAGAAATCATTTACCTATACACTACTGAAAGAGTCATGAGTAATAATCAGCAGCAGATAGCAGAGGGAGTAACCGGTACAGTGAGCAGCATTCTTTTATCTGTGCCTGCGTGGATGTTAGACGTTGAATTTGCATTAAAGATATTTTGTTTATTGCTATCAGCTGTGGCATCTATCTTTACCATCTACAAGATGCGTAAGAAGAGATGAAATGGCTTAAGAGCATATTCAGTAATGAAGGAGATGCAAGCTCTAAACGAGTGGCATCTATATTAGCATTACTTGTATGCATTAACTTAAGCTACATCGGTACCTTTACTGATTTCAAATGCCCCGAATACATGTTCGATGGCCTGCTTATTTTAGCAGGAGGAGGCTTGGGATTAACAGTTATTGAGTCTATCTTTGACAAAAAGAAATCAAATGACACAACAGGCCAAGACACAAATTAAAGCTGCAGCAGTTATAGTAGTAGCACTATCCATCTGCATAACTATTCAATGCTTATATATCGCTTTAAAGGACAGTAAGAAAGCTATTCAAGGCTATGAGCGCAGAGCAGATAGAGCAACGCATGTAATAGATAGCTTAGAAGCTACTAACGTGCAGCGTATGCAAGAGATTGCACAACTGAATATGCAGATTGAACATAATACACAAATCTATGAAGCTAACATCAGCGCTATTGATTCTCTTGACCGCAATGGCCTTAAGCGCGCCATGCGTAACCTACTCTCAAGCCTTGCCGGTGAGAGATACCCTGGTCAGTCTAACGAGTAGCGAAGTAAGAAGCTTACTTAAGCTAAAGGCAGAGCGTGATTATCTGCTAGAGCAAAATCTCTTATTATCAAAAAGTGATAAAATTGCAAGTTCTGTCATTAAGGATCAGCAGAAAACTATAGACGAATACAGCATAGCTAACGAGCAGAAAGCTCAGCAGTTAGTAACGGTCCAGCAAGAGCTAGATAAACAAGCTGCACGTAAAGAATCTTGGCGCAGTGCAGCGCTTATAGGTATACCTATCTCATTTGTGGGGGGTATTATCTTCAATCTACTTTTCTAAGCTAACAAATCTTTGTTAATAACTTTGCTACAATTAGCAAGGTTTCTTTTGCATATCTAAAATATTGTAGTACATTTGTCAAAATTAAATCAAATAAGCAAATGAAAAAAGCACTAATCTATTTAGCTATCCTCTTCGCAGGAATGTTAATCGCAGGCACATTCGATGCCCAAACAGCAGAATTAGAATCACAACCAAATCACTACAGCAAATGAGCGACTATAAATTACCTATGTTATTTCTCGAGGATTTAAGAACTATTGATTTAGCATTAAATATAGCTATAAAGCACCTCAAAGAAAGAAAAGCTTTTGCTGATGAAATATGGATTGCAAAGATGAAAAATCTTATAGCTAATTTAGAAACTACTACCTGGAAAGAATTACCAACCCCAAATACGTTTAACAAATGAAAACACTTTTTGAAATTAAAGAAGTATGCCGATATGATGGCACTCGTTACTTCCTTTACATTGACAACTCATGCCACAAAGTATTCAGCACTTACGATGAAGCTTTTGCCGAGTTTACATTAGCTACTAACTTTAGAGAGACTATAACTACTTTAGTCAGTAAGGAGGTAGAGCTATGAAATACCATGTAACAGTAACACCATTAGACGAGGTACAAATCTCAATAGCTGAGCGCTTAGGAACTGCTAACCTATTCATAGCAGATACTTGGGAAGTAGCACAGCAGATGCTACCACTACTTATGAAGATTTACAAATTTGACTACGTGCCAGTGTGGATTAATGAGTATAACGAAGGCGCATTGTATGAGTGGGAAAATGATGAGGTAGTAATTAGTATAAAAAGAATTTAGTATATTAGCAACTTAATTAATAATCAATATGAACAAACCAAACAATATTACCGGTAAGGTAATCGTAAGTCGGTGGGATGCCGAAGCTTGCGGATGGAAGCTGTACACATCAGCTCACAGCTACTCTCTAACTGATTTCTCAACAGCTAAAAAGCATGGTGAGGTATTCCCTGATGATGGTACTTTTCTGTACCAATTCGAGAGCGAGGGGGAAAGTAATGTACATGATTACTTTATGTCTGACCGCTATGTTATCTGAACGAGCCAATAGCAAATTTATTTGCGTGCAGAGCTCACTACCGGGAGAGGAGTTAGAGTTCAATCAGCAAGCCGAGAAGATAGTCTATGAAAGCTGGCGCTCATACTTTCAAAATAACCCCCATGAACTACAGCAGAGAACCTAATTGGCAGAAGCTTAAGCCTGAGATAGACTGGGATGAGCAAGAAGAAAAGTTAGCAGATAAGTTAAATAAATACATAAATAAAAACAACACAGTTATGAATCAGCAAATCGTTAAACAACAGAAATTCGTTAGAACATGGAATGGCCCATCAGGAGAGATACACTACTTTGATTTAGTATTAGAGAATGGTGAGATCGGGCAAATTGGTGTAAAGGATATGAACAGCCCTAAGATTCAGGTAGGAGCTACCTTGCACTATACAGTAGAAGAGCGCACTGGCCCAACAGGTAAAAAGACTACTAACTTTAAGATGCAGAATCCAATGCAGTATGCAGGTACAACAGCTGCTCCAAGTGGTGGAGGTAACGCATACGTTCCACGCAAAGAAAGTCCTGATGTGCAGAACTCTATTAGCAAATCAGTAGCTCTTAATAACGCTGTGCTATTCTGCAAAGAGCAGAAAGGTAGTAAGCCAGGTGATGTGTTTGATACAGCTGAGATATTCTTAGCATGGTTAAAAGGTGAGGCAGTAGAAGCAGTACAAATTAAAGCAGTAACAAATGAAAGCGCAGACGATGAAATGCCATTCTAAGTTAACTCCTTTCCATAGCTGGGTGCGCAGTCATTTTTTGACTGTGGCCCACTTTGCGGAGGTGCTTGAGGTAAGTTACCCAACAGCTCAAAAGTTTATTAAGCATCCGTTTACTATGAAGGTAACTCACATAGGAAAGCTGGCTACAATAACTGAGGAGGAGATACCATACATAATAGAACTAATGAAGGATAGCAAATGAGCAAAGTAATAGATAGAAAGATAGCAGATATATTGCTGCTAATCCCTGCAGATGGGCAGCAGTTCGCACGTCAAAGGTTAGATAACTTAGTGCGAGCTGTGAATGAGAGTGAGATACCGGAGCTTAAGTGGAAATCAATTAACGGGATAGCAGAATCACTTAACGAAGCTAAGGCTAAGGAAATGCTACAGGTAATATTTGACCATGGCTACTGCACGTGGGAGCAGCTTAAAGGCAGGAGTAGGCATAGAGAGGTGAATGATATTAGGCAGATATGCATGTGGGTAGTTCGCAACGGTACCAGCATGAGCTACCAAAATGTAGGGTTAATATTTGTAAGGCATCACGCTACTATCCTGCACGCTATTAACCACGTAGAAGAAATGCTGCAAACTGATCCATTATATCGGGCATGTGTACAGTCTATTTTAGATAAGCTGCAGGATGCTAATTTGCAGAGAGTGTATAATAAATTAACTCAATAATTATGAACGCAAAAGAACTAATAGAATTTTTAAGCACTTATGATAGTGATACTGAAGTCAAAATTGTAATACAGCAAGCGCATCAATATAGTATTCATAATTTTGCTGGAGCTGATATGCATACAGAAGATAATGATAAAGAAATAGCAATAGCTTTACTTATTGACTTAACCAAAAGCAAGCCTCTTTTTATAGATCAAAATTAATAATCAAATAATTACTAAACCAAATGAAGCAGCTAACAATGAACTTTGAAAAAAGAAAAAATCAAAAAGTTACACCGGAAAGAATTAAGAAAGTGTGTGAATTAATTAATGCTGGAGCTACTCCAAGAGAAGCTATAGCAGTAGTTAGAATGGGTGCGGGATATACTAAGCTTCTTATTGAAGTAGGCATCATTAAAAAGATAGGTAAAAATGAATGGAAAGCAGTGGAGAAATTACACCAATCTACCTTTAATGAGTTTATTAGATTAAAGCAAAGCTATAATCAGATAACTAATCAAAAGCCTGACTGCCTAAAAAACACAATAGCATTACCTTGGTGGAAGAGAATCTTACTATATTTGGCTAATCAATAATCTTAAACCAAATGATGACAATACTTTTAAAGCGCATAGAAGCGCTTGAGGAGAGGGTAAAGGCGCTTGAATCTAAGCGCTCTACCTCTACCAAATTCACTCCCCCATCACTATCAGATGTAGTAACGTACTTAGAAGATTTAGTATTAGCTAAGAAATTCTACTGCCATTACGAAAGCAATGGATGGAAAGTAGGTAAGAACAGCATGAAGAGCTGGAGAGCTGCTGCTGATCAGTGGAGAGCACGTGAGATAAACCAAACTAAAAACACACAAGATGAGCAAAGAATTGGCCGCATCAGTACAGCAGAGCTTCAATCGTTCACTAAGCGCTGAGGAAAGAGCTATAGCTGAATGCATTAGCTCACCCAAACTACACTCTTTAAATGAGCAGGAGTTCAGAGAGCTTATAGCTCAGGCTGCTGTGATTAACTCTATTAAAGCTTTACCAAGCGACATAGAAGTAACTCTATTACAGCAACTTACACAAAATACGTATCGGAGTACATCAATTAAAGACTGGCAGAATGCGTTTCTCTATAATGCAATCGGTAAAGACTTCGAAAGAGTAGAAGCTTTTAACCTATTCAGCATAAGCTTTATGGCAGATGTGCTAAAGAGATACGAAGAGTATAAGGCAAAGGTATGGAGAGAGCTCAATAAGGCGCTTATACTACCTGAAGCTGAGATTATAAGAGCTGAGCCTGTTGATCCTCTTACTGCTCTGCATCAGGATGTAGATAGATGGAATCAGCGTAAAGAGATATGGGTAGAAATATCTGCACCATACAACTGCCAGCGCCTCTTTAAACAAGGCATCTATAAGAAATCTATGTGGGAGCCTGAGGTATGGGAACGCTTTGAAGATATCGCTAAGCAAAAAGTAGAGGCTAAATTCAAAGCAAGTAACAAAGTTATCTTAGGAGAATCTGCACAAGCTGAATTCGATGGCTTGCAAAAGATTGAGCTAAGCAGATTAATTTACATAGACATTATTAAACAAATTAACAAAGAGAAATCATGATACCATTTCACAAAT